GCGATCTTTCGGAGCTCAAGGCTCTCGCGCTGCGCCTGAAGCGAGTCGCGCTCTGCCAGGAGCTTCTTCTCGGCGGCGAGCGCGTTCTGGTACGCGGCGTCCGCGAGCGCCTGCTCCTCGTATCCGACCTGACTCTGGAGCACATCAAGCCGCTCGCCGGATAGCGTCTTCTCGAGCTCCTTGCCGAGTCGAGTGAACGATCCGAAGAATGGGATTTTATCGAGGAACTCCTCGACCTTCTGCTGCACGGAGCCGCCGTTCTTCAGGAGATCGGCGATCCCGTCCGCGATGCCTGCGAAGATCATCGGGCCGGCGAACATCTTCGTCAGCTTGCCCATCATTCCTTCGGCACCAGCAGCAAAGTTGTCGGCGAACTTGCCGCCGATGCCGCGAGCCTTTTGCTCGACCTCCTGCATCGACTTGTCGAATGCCTGCATCTGCGCTGTGACAGCGATGTGGATCTCTCCGCCCTTCATCGCACGGACTCCTCGACATAGCGCCGCATCCAGTTCTCGCCGGACTCCGCGTCGTCACCGCGCAGCGCAAGCTCGAGATGACGCGAGAACTCGCCGACCGTCAGGTCGAGCGGGTTGCCGAGTCCGGGTGCTGCGCGAGCGATCATGTGCGCCTCCTTGATCCAGTCCCTCGGCACCTCAGGCACCGAGGGACTCAGCCGTTTCCCGGCGTCCCTTGCGTCGCGGCCTCGGTGTCGATGCCGAGGCACTCAAGCGCCAGGTACGAGAGGTCTTTCGGCTCGATCATCGAGGCGATGCGCTCCGCGTCATCGCTGGCGGCTCGCAGGACGCGCATGGCGCCATCGTGCGTGAAGCAGTCCATGATGAGCGCCGAGGCGACGCGCGCCCTTCTGCGGCTCTCGCTGATGTGCTTGAGCGCCTCGGCGTGACCCATGCCGAGCGCCTTTGCGTCAGCAGCGGCGCGTCGCGCCTCGGTCTCCGAGTAGTCGTCGGCGACAGCAATGCGCTCGCGGACGGTCAGCGGCCGGAGCTTTGCCTTCGAGCCGTCGAGCAGGTCGACGGCCCACGGTGCGATCCTAATCATTCTTGGCCCTCCTCATCAGATCAGCGAAGCCGTCGTCGACCGGCACGACAACGCGCGCCGCGCCAGCGCGTCGGATCTCCGCGTCGGAAACCTCTTGCGGCTTGACTCCCTGAGCGCGCAGCGCGCAGCGGAGCGCGAACTCTGCGTCGATCCGACCGGGCGTCACGCGCCGCGTAACGATGCCGCCGGAACGAAGCTTGAGCGTGACGATCCAGTCGTCAGCCTGCGGAGTCGCGACTTGCTGAACCCTCTCAAGGCTCATCTCAGATCAGCCAGGTCACGACCGGAGCGACGCCGTCGGCGTTCTCGAAGTTCGCCGTCAGCGTCGCGTCGCCGTTCTTGTCGCTGTTGAACGCGAACGAGTTGAAGACGCAGTTGGCGACGATCTTCGCGTCTGCCGTTCCGGTGCCGTCGAAGATGGTCAGCGTGAGAGCAGCGGTCGCCGTCGAGGTATAGAAGCTCGCGGTATTCGTCGAGCCTGCGGTGTTCACGCCGATGACCGCGTTCAGCGATCCGGTCAGGTCAAGCAGGCCAACGCGACGGCGCTTGCCGGTGTCGCCGAACGCCGTCAGGTCGCTCGACGGACGCGACAGATTCGCCGCGAACGAGCGCACCTTGAACTCCTCGGCCGCATCCGAAAGCGTCACATTCCCGTCGTTTCCGATCACATAGGTGTCGATTGCCATAGTTACCTCAGATGTCGAAGGCCGTGACCCGGTACCGCTCTACCATCGACCACGAGTCGTCGGAGAATGACGGCACGCCGCCGGCAAGCTGCACGAAGGTGATCCGGTCGAAGCCAGTCGCCGTCGCGGAAGTCGAGAGCGCCGTCCGCAGCTGGTCGGCGATCGTGTGGATCGCCGTGCTCCCGGCGTTGTCGTAGAAGATCGTGAACTCGACCTCGAGCGTGTACTTCACGACGCCGCCGAAGAGGCGCTCGCTCGTCGCCTCGGCGGCCTGATAGACCATCAGAGGGAGCAGAGCGTCCGCCGGCCCTTGGTTCAGGTAGATGCGGCCTCCGAGCGTCGTGTAGACCGTCGCGCCGGATAGCCGAGTCCAGATGCCGTCGAGGATCGCCTTCATTCAGCCTCCGAGGTTGCGGCGCATGGCCTCAGCGAAGATCGCAGGGAGCCGCTTCTGCACGATCCCGAGACTCGGCTTGATGTACGGGCGAGCCTTCATGCGGCGCGTACCGAACTCGAGCATCGGCGCGTAGGGGACATTCGAGCCGAGCTCATAGCCAAGCATTCCCTTTCCGCGAATGACCTTCAGGTTGTAGCCTGGCACGAGATCCTTGCCAGACTTGATCGCGACCGTCCACGATCCGCGCAGTCGGTTCGTGTTCACCGCCGGCGGGAATCCCGGCGCGCTAGCGCGATGGAATCCGGACTCGCGCAGGTTGCGCGCTCGCTTGCCGCGGCCCTTGTTCACGCGGTACAGGCGTCCGGTGCCCGGCTTCGAGAGCATCTTGACGATCGTGTTCGAGAGCAGGATCTGGGAAACGACAAGACCCTCGCGGACTCCCGCGTTGAACCGCTTCCGCATCTCTGGATTCGGGATGTAGGTCATGGCGGCGAGTAGGGGATGTCCGGCTCGACCTCGACGACATCGACTGCCGTCATGGAGAGCCGGGAAGGTGCGGCGATGTCGGCAGGCTGCACCGCGCCGACGACGCGCCAGACGCGCGTCGCTCCGGTCGGGATCGCGGTCTGGTCTCGGATCTCGTCGTCGATCCGCACATTGACCGCGCCGGAGAGGTAGATCGTGCCGGCCGTGCGAGAGTTCATCCTGCCCTCAAAGACATCCTGACCCTGCGACGACGGCTGGATGAATCCGGTCACGCTCGTAACGACCGCATAGGTGCGCGTGATCTCTCCATCGGTCGCGCGGCCGATCGTCGGCCTCCAGATGTGGAGGCTCACGCCGAACTCGCGGATGATCGACTCGATGCTCATCGGATCGCCTTGTATCCCTCGAGCATCGTGCGAGCCTCCTCCGTCGCCTGACCGGGAGCGCGCAGGCTGTACGAGTAGCCGCCGAGCGCCTCGCTGTTCAGATTCGGATCTCGCTTGCGGCCCTGATAGATCGAAGCAGCAACCATAAGGCAGGCCTGCTCGATGTCGTCCGGCACGGTCGCGTAGCCGGCCGTGTAGTCGATCAGCACCGCGCGGTATCCCGTGAGCTGTCGCCCATAGACGACACCGCGGTCGAAGTCCGCGAGGTAGTCCTCAACGGCCTGATCCGGAGCCTCGAGGTTCACCGTCGCATTGCGGAGCGTTCGGCCGGCGAAGCGCCTCATGTAGCGGCTCGGCAGGTCGAGCACGACCGAGGCCGTAAAGCCGGCGGTCGCGGCGATCGCAGCGGCCATGAGCGCCGTCGTCGGATAGGTCGCGAAGGTCAGCGTCGTTGTCGTGTCGGTGCCTGCGGCGACCTGGCGGTAGAGGATGACCGACGAGTCGCCGACCGTGATTGAAACCGCCGGATCAAGCGGAGAGCTCGCGCCGACCGTGATCGCCGCGTTGTAGCCGACGCCCACGAACCGAACGCCCGTGACCGGGTACTGGCGCAGCGCGATCCGATCCTTCCCGAAGGTGTCGCGCCACTCGACGAACGCGCGGCTCAGGATCTTGCGGCCGAGGTAGCTCTCGACGATATCCGACGCGCGGTCGATGGACTTCTCGAGGATCGTGTCGTCGCTCGACGAGCTGATCCCGAGATAGCTCTTGAGGTTCGCGAGGCTGGTCAGCGCGTAGGTGTCAACTGCCATCGGTGCGCGGCTCCTTGCGCTTCCTCATCGGCTTCTGAGGCGCGTCCGTCGCTTGCGCGAACAGAGGAGCGGCCGAGACGACGCGCTCCATGTAGCCTTTCGCGACCATGCGATCGGCAAGCACCGGATCTAGATTCACGACCGTTCCGGGCCGCAGATCGCGCCGGCCGACGCCAGGCTGGTAGACCGAGCAGTTTCGGAGCACGATCAGTAGGTCATGCATTCCTGAGGTCTCCCCTCATCGTAAAACTTCCCGACATACTGGTGAACCGTGCGGAGCGCGTCGTCCGGCCAAGAGATGACGAGCTGGAGGTGACCGATCCGCACCTTCGGAGAGGCGCAGATCCGCAGGCCTTGCGCCGCGGCCTTCTTCCAGAAGTAGATGTCGTCGTCGATCCGACCCTCTCCCCACTCGCCGTTGGCGTTCGGCTGGCCGACGAACCAAGGGAGCGACATCTTGCGCAGCATCTCCGTCCTGATGAGCGTCAGGCCGAAGTGCCCGTGCCCGATGTCGAGCGCCTCGCGCCGGAACCACTCGACCGGAGCCTCGCGCATCGGCTTGCGGTTCTCGTCAAGCACGGTCATCAGCACCGCGTCGCGGTCGCGCCCGATCTGGAGCGGACAGAGCGCGAAGATGTCCGGATTGTCCTCCATGATCTGCCAGAGGCGGACGATGTCGCGCTGGTCGAAGATCGAGTCGAAGTCGATCGTCAGGATGTACTTCGGGCAGTCCGGCTTGTCGAGGATGCCTTGCATCATCCGCTGGAGCGACTGCGACCAGAATACGCCCGTCGACTTCGTGAACGGGATCTCGAGGCCGGCGACGGCCTGATAGACATTCCCCATCGTCTCCGTCCACGAGACGCGCGGAAGCGACATCATCGCATGGATGTCCTTCATCGGGATGCTCGGCATCTTGCGGAGCCGCTTCGTCGCACGGACGGCGATCGTGTGCTGGTCGCGCTTCCAGTCGAGTCCGGCCGAGCCGCCGTCGATCTCGAAGCCGCTGATGTTCAGCAGGTTCAAGACCTTGTCGCGGTTGTAGATCGACTTCGCGAGGCCTCCGCGCGTGAGCGTCCGCTCGGGATCCGCGGTGCCGGCCTTGTAGTCGTCGCATACCTTGTCGAAGTCCGTTACCGCGATCTCAAGCGTGCCGCCGCCGGCGAGCGCGTCGTTCCAACGCCGCAGCAGGGTTACGCTCTCGTCGGACGGAAACTGGTCGAGCACGATGTCCGCGACGATCCGGTCGAGGCTTCCGGCCTCGACGCCCTCGAGCCGCGCGTCCTGCGCGGTCAGGATTCTCTCCCTCATGTTCTCTCTCCTTTATCCCTGCACGAGCAGCGTAGCCTTCACATCGGCCGCTGTCGTGACCTGGTTGCTGGGCTGGCTCATCACCGCGAAGGCCGCGATGTCTGCTGTTCCTCCTGGCGTGACATCGACGCGAAGGAAGCGCTTGCGGCCCACTCGGTCGGTCGAAAGCACGGCGCGAGGATACCGCTGGTTTCCGAACGCCTGCGCGCCTGCGGTCATCGACGAGAAGTTTGTCATCTCCGACCAGTTGGCTCGGTCGTCTGACTCGTAGGCCCGGAAGGTGGAGAACGCCGCGGTGGAAGGCTGCGAAGCGACCAGCGCAGTCACGATGGCATTGGCGACGAAGTTGTAGCCGTCTGCGGTCAGATGGAGCGTATCGCCGCCAGTCGCGTAGGCATTGAGTTCCGCATAGGTGAACAGGTTCTTTGTCTCGACTACGGTCAGGTTGTCCCGGCGTCCGTCGCCGAGCGCCCAACTGCGCGCGAGCGGACGGAGGTTGACATTGGTCGTATCGTTCGAGTCGCGCTGCTGCGAGACGAACGCGAGGAACGCAAGGTCAGCGGCCGGGAAGCCGAGCTGGCTCCATGCGCGCGAAACCTTGTCGAGCATCTTCTCAAGGTTCGTCGCCCACGACTGCGGGACTCCGGTGTCTGCGTTGGAGCCTCCCTCGACGACCATGCAGACGCGACCCGTGCCGCCGGCGCGAACCTGACGCTTCCGGATCTCGGCGAGGATCAGCTTGATCCCGTCGTCCGTAGCGCCAAGCAGCGAGTTGACCATGTCCGACATCTTCGCTCCGCCTCGCGCGTGCATCGCGGAGACCGCGAAGCCCTTGGTCGACGGACGATAGACCGACTGGTAGGCGAGATTTACCTCGCCCTGCACGCCGAGATTGTCGCCGACACTCTGCTGCGCGTAGTGGACGCTGTACGACGCAGTCGAGGTCGCGGCTGCGATGTTCATCTCGTCGGCGACCCACTCGTACGAGCCTTCCCGGATCAGGGTTTCCACGCCAGCAGAAGTCGTCACGACGCGAGAACCTGCGACATTTCCGCCGGCCTTGTACACATATCCTTGATACGAGCCGATGCGGCTCGCAGGCACCTTGCCGCGCACCAGGCGATATCGAGTCGCGCTCTGCGTGTTGAAGGCAGTCTGCGCGGAGTCAAGATAGATTCCGGTCGCTCCCTGATAGGCCTGAGTCGACCCGCCGTAGGCTGTCGTGTTGCGAATGCTGAGGAAGTCTGCGCTTCCGGTGCTCTCTGGATTCCACGAGAACGGTCCGCCATTGATGTACTTCGAGAGCTCATCTGGCCCACGAGTCGATCCGCGCTTGGTTGTCGCATTGATGAAGTTCGCGTCGTCCTCGACGACATTGGCTCCGTTGCCGAGGTAGCCGACCGTCGCGTTTGAGGTGTCTCCGCGATAGAGCGGAGTCACCGCAGTCCCGTACATCGTCGCTCCCTGCTGGAGCATCGCGTAGTGGAAGCCTGCGAAGTAGCCGTAGCATCGGGATCCGCTCACCTGATAGAAGACATTGCTGTCTCCGATGAACAGGAAGTCGATGGAGTCCGTGCCGTTGGTCGCGTCGGAGATCCACGATCCGACGACCTCGGAGCCGAAGACCGACTCCGAGACGCTCCGCGAGGAAACGACGACAGACGCGGCATTGAAGCCGATCGTGTCGAACTGGAACGACGCGGTCTGACTCGAGGTGAGGCTTTCCGCGACGACGATGCCCGTAGGGCGCAGATCGTTGGATGACTTCATGGAAACAGGCCGCGCGCCTTTCGGCGCGCAGCCCGTGAGAGAGAGGGATCAGAGGCCGATGATGTTGCCGACATCGGTCGACTCGAACGCCTCGGTCGAAGCCGAGATGCCGTTCGAGGGACGCTCGAGCTCGGCGAGCAGAACCTCGCCGACACCAGCGGTCGCGTGCGTGAAGGTGACCTTCAGGTAACGCTTGCGGCCCTGGAGCGGGATGTTCCAGACAACCTTCGCGTTCTGCGTGCTGTTGGTCGAGGTCGAGCCAGTCCAGTCCGTGCCCTGCACGAAGCCAGCGAAGGTCGCGAAGGTGCCGGTGGAGGCATCCGCGTCTTCGATCTTGTTGTTCGTGCCGGTCGAGACCGTGCCGGTGGAGGAGGAGAGGCAGAGGATCTTCGCGAAGGAGAAGCCCTTCGTGTCGACCGTCGCCGTGAGAGTGGAGACGCCGCTCGTGTTCGTGTTGACCGCGAGGACGACCGTCTTGCTGTTGCTGGGAACCATGTGTGGAAGTCCTTCCGATCAGAGGGTGAGCTTGATGACCGCGCCCGACTCGGTGGACGAGCCGACATTGGCGCAGACGATGTCGAACCGCTCGGTGCCGCGGACGACGCGCTCGTCCTGCTCGAACGCGTTGAGCGCCGAGTCGGAGAACGCAATCGCGGTCGAGCGACGGTCGCCGAGGTAGCAACCCTGCGAGAGGTCGCCGATGAACGCGAAAGTGCCTGAACCGGCGCTGGCGAGGCTGGCCGAGGTATTCATCACCTGAGCGAACTCGACCGGGTAGCCGAAGAAGCGCGGCTGCATTCCGGCCGCGATCTCGGCAGCGGTCACGCCGCCAGCCGCCATTGCGAGCTTCTCGAAGACGGTGTGGTAGATCGACTTGTGGCAGTAGATCTTCACGCCGTTGCGCTGGTAAGCCCACGCCGGGAGCTTGCCGAAGGCGGCGTTGATCTCGGCGAGAAGGACGCCGCTCGGAGCGGTCGCAGCTCCGTCGCTGATCTGGTAGGTCGCGTTCGTGAGCGCGTTCTCAAGGCCGACGATGCCACCGTAGGTCGAGGTGCCGTCGCCGAGGAAGCCGCAGCCGTCCTCCTTGAGCGCGAACGCGTACGCGATCTCGCCGGCGATGTCGTCGCCGATGTTCACGACCGCGTCCTCGAGCAGCTCGCTCGAGACCGTGGTGAGAGCCATCAGCTTCTTTGCGACGAGCTGCACGCTGTCAAAGACCTGCTGCGACTCGGTGCCGGCAGCGGCCTCGCCGACGAAGTACGCGGTCAGAGTCGACGAGCGCTTCGGGATGCGAAGAGTGTCGCTCGACATCGGCCAGATGCGCGCGTTGCGACGGAAGACGCCGTACTGCTCGCGGAGGGTGATGAGCTCGTTCTCGAACTCGTCCGGCACGAGGAAGCCGCCAGCGCTGTTCACGCCTTCGGTGTGACCCTTCGTGCGGAGCGCGAGGCCGTTGGCCGCGCACCAGTCGGCCGACCGCTTGTGACCCATCGCGCCGAGGCACCAGGTGCCGAAGCGGAAGGCCTGCTCCTTGTTCGTGAGGTTCTTCAGCTTGCCGTAAACCTTGGCGGTTTCCCACGCCTTCGGCTCGGCGACGACGGCGTTCGCGCGCGGCGACGCCTTCAGCTCCGCAGCGACGACCGCGCGGACGCTCTTCGTGATCTCTTCGTTGGTCATGGGGTCTTCCTCCGCCGGCTTGGCGGCGTCCTCTTCGACCGCGAGAGCGGCCGGAGCGATGGTGACATCGAGTGTTTCGGGATCGACCGCGACGCCGTCGGCGTCGACGATCATGTAGCGGTCAAGGATGAGCTTCTTCTGGGCAACGACGCCCGGCTCGCCCTTGACGCGCGCCGCGAGGGTGAGCGCCTCGCGGAACTTGTCGAGATTCATGGTCTGCATGAGCAGATCCTCCGTTGGGATCCGCCTCTCGCACCATCAAGACGCGCTTGCAGGCACTCGCCGTAGGCCGCGTCGCAGGATCAGAGGTAGATAGAGCCGCGCGCGCGAGCGATCTCGCGACGAGCGATCTCCGCTACGCTGATCGGCGCAGGCTTTGCGACGGTTGAGCGCGCGGCTGGGAGCTCGATGGTCACGACCGTGCGCTTCGGAGCCTCGACGCCGAAGAACTGCTTCGCGGCGACGGGCGAGACGAGACCCTTCTTCACGGCCGTTATGAGCGCGTCGGGATTCGCCTGGAGCGGAGCGAGCGAGACCTCGAGCAGCTTCCAGCGCGAGAAGATCGTCTGCACCTCGTCTCCGTACTTCTTGCGGTCGATGTCCGTCGCGCGACGCACGCCGCCAGACTCAGGCACATAGCCGACCGAGACCGCGTTGACGATGCCCTGACCGACGAGCGCCGCGGCGACCTCGGGAAAGAACTCGCCGACATAGCCGTCCGGCTTCTTCGCGAAGGTGAACTCGCCGACGATCGCGCGCTCGCCGCGCTTGAGGCCGACGCACTTGCCAACAGGCTTCGCGTAGTCGTGATTCCAGAAGAGAACGGGATTCTGATCGAACTCGCGGGAGTTCATTCCCTGCGGGATGAGCACCTCGCCGTCACGGTCGAGGGTCTCCGCGGTGATCGTCGCGGTAAATCCCTTGGCCGTCGCCGAGACCTCGGCCGCGAGAGCCTTCACGATCATGCTATTCATGCCTGCTGCTCCCTTTTGAGCTGCTCGAAGTATTCATCGACCTCGGCGTTGATCTCGTCCTGAATCGCGCCGTACTCGCCGGCAAGCTTCGGCTCCATCGAGCATCGGCAGTTCGGGTGCAGCGGGGGAGCGTCGATCGCCTCGTAGTCGAGGACGAGCGCGCCGCCGTCCGCGCCTTCGAGCGTCTCGCCCTTCTGGTAGAACGAGTCGTCGAGGCCGACTGCCTTCGATTCGAACGCCTTCGCCGCGGCCTCGCAGAACTCGCACGGATCCGGCGCGAGGAGCCAAGTCTTCCCCTCGACGATGCCCGTCGACTTCCACGCCTCGAGCTCGGCCTTGCGCGTCGCGCGCTGCGCCTCGGTGCGAGCGATCGTCACGGCGCGGTTGCGCGTCGCGCGGTCGGCGTCGCCCTTCTCGCCTGCCCAGTCCTGCACGCGGCTCGCGAGCTGGTCGATGGTCTCGCCGTCCGCGATGCCGTCGCCGAGGATCTCGCCGACGCGGACGGAGGTGTAGCGGTTGACTCCTGCAGCGGCCGTGCGAGCGAGGCGCACGGACTCGGACTGCGCGTAGGCGCGGAGGTCGTCGCGCGCCGGCGTGAAGTCGGGCGCTCCCGTGATCATCTTGCCGACCGTGTCGAGTCCGAGCGAGACGCCCTGCGTGATCGCGTCCGCGAGGTACGGCCGGAGCGCGTTGACGAGCTCAGCGTTCCAGCGGCTTTCGCGGAGGATCTTCTCGACCTTCTGCACGGTCGCGCGAGTCGGCCGGCCTTCCTTGCGGATCGCGGCGATGACCTCGGCGACCTGCTTCTCGAGAACCTTGGAGACGGCCTTGCCGATCTCCTGCTCCTGCTCGGTGATCTTGTCGAACTCGCGCTCGGCGTCGCGCTCGCTCGCCTTCGTCATCACGCTCCAAAGCGCCTTTTGCGAGATGGCAGGAGCAGACTTCTTTGGCTTGACGGCTGGCGCCGCGTTTGCCTTCGGGTCGCTGCTGTTCGCATAGATCAGATTGATGGCTTCGTGAACAGGAAGCTTCGTCTCCTTGCCGGATGGATCCTTGATGGAAACTGTGGTTCCAGTCGCAGAAGGCTTCCACGCAGTCATCTCGTATCCCATCGAACGCAGCGCGCTTTCGGCCTGGTCGATGTTGATCTTGTTCGGCTTCGGTGGAAGCGCGATTGAATGCTGCTTTGGTGCTGCCATGCCTTCTGCCGGAGGCTTGCCCTTGTCAGGCTTTCCGACCTTCGGCTTGGACGGCTTCGATGGCTTGGACGGCTTTTCCGATGTCGGCTTTGCAGCAGGCTTCGAAGATCCGGAACTTCCGCCGCCTCCACCTCCGCCGCCAGCGCAGGTGTTGCCTTCTTCAAATCCCTCCGAACCTACTCCGCAGTTCTTGAGGATCTCCTCGCCCTGATCCTCTGTCTCCAGTTCAAGCTCTGAGACGATCTTTGCGAACATCTCGGCAGACATCTCGAATGTCTCTTCGGCTTCGTCGCATCCACATCCGCAACCGCACTTCGTCGAAAGCGACTTGCCTGCGGCCTTTCGCTCGCGCTCGCGGTCGAACTGCTCGACCTTGCGCCGCGCCCACGCAAAGCCGTCGTCGCCGCCCCAGCCGTTCCACGCCTGCCAGCCCTTGCCCTGGTCGTCCCATGTCTCGCCCTGCTTGTCGACCTCGTGCCGCTCGAAGTACGCAAGCATCCGCCGGATCGTGTCTTCGGAGAGCTCGACGCGATTCGCTAGGTCTCTCGCCCGAGCGATGCCGACCGCGGTCATCCCGCGCTGCGACTCAGGCTTCCGCGCGCGAACTTCAAGCGCTCGGCGCGCGTTGTCGGCGACCGTCTGCGGAGGCTTCGTGTCGATGTCCGAGAGCGCCTTCGAGCGCATCTGCGATCCGCGCTCATCGAGGATGTCCTCTAGCGTCTTGCCGTCGCGGCACATTGAGTAGGCGATCGCGACGGCCTGATCCTGCTCGTATCCCTCGGCGATAAGCGTCGGGATCTTCTCGGAAACGCAGTCCGCGAGCGCGTCCTTGCGCTCGGGCTGCGGAGCGGGGGCAGGCGTATCCGTTTGGATACTAGCGCCAAACGGCAGAGTCGGCATCGCAGGAGCCGGGCCGCCGAGCGGCTGTCCGTTGATCAGCAGTCGATCGGCCATCTCGTCGTCGACAGGCTCGAGGCCTTCAAGCTTGCGCGCCTCGTTCGCCGTGATGATTCCGGCCGCGACCGACGAGCGGCGCTTCTCGAACTCGAACTTCTCGTCCTCGACGACGGGCGAATCGTACGCGAGGAATGCATCGTCCTCGATGCCGAAGAGCGGGAGGAGCTGCGAGTTGAGCGTCTGCTCGTCCAGGCGAAGCAGAGGGAGCACGGAGATCGCCTTCCACGACTGGAAGCCGACCGTCGCGCTCGCGAGGTTCGGGTCGTTCGCCTTCAGCATCGAGACCGGAACGCCGAACACGGCCGCGATCTCCTCGACGATGTCCTCGCGTCCGCCGAGATCCTTCGGCGGGAAGTTCATCGGCTTCAGGTCGATGTCAGCCGTCGCGGTCAGGAAGCGTCCCGTCCGCTCCTTGCCGCGGAGCTTCTCGTCGATCTGCACCTCGAGCCGCTCGATCTCCTCTTGCGACGCGTTGCTCTTGATCGTGAGCAGGTAGTCGGGCCGCGCCTTGTTCTGGAAGAAGGACAGATCCATGTCCTTCACGGCCGCGTTCATCGTCGCTGCGCCCCATGCGGCCTCGAGCTTGCCGAGGCCGTAGTACAGATCTCCGGGATTCGGGCGCTTGAAGTGAATGACCTCGTCGGCCGCGAAGATCCGGCGCTGGTCGCGCGACGCGCCGTAGAGGTACGCGTCGATGAACTGCGTCTTTCCGGGAACGATCTCGACATACTGCGACGGCATCGACCAGAGCTCGACAGGCACGCCCGTCTGCGAGTCGATGACCGGATGAAGGTACGCGTTGCCCGTGAGCTCCTGAAACAGGATCCGGAGCATCGTCGCCTCGTAGCCGTTCGTGTACGCGTTCGGCTGGTCGAGGAGCGTCAGCACCGGATGCGCCTCGGTGACGACCTCGTAGTCCTCACCGAACTCCGCGGCCTTCTGCATGACGAACGGCGACGGACGGTCGTCGCGCTCGCCGGCAAAGCGCGCAAAGGTCGCGCGCGACGGACGCGCAGTCTTCCAGAGCTTGACGGCCGTTCCGCGTGAGCGCACATAGAGGCGCAGCGGCTGGCTTGCGACGGCCTGCGCGTTCAGGTGCGCGGCCGCATAGATCCACGAGCGGTTCGCCATGACCGCGGCCTGATACGAGAAGGGCTGGCGCGCGGCATCGCCGCCGCCTGAGACGATCCGCATCGAGGACTGGAGCCAGCGGTTGGCGTTGAGTGCTGCCTTGATTCGGCTCAGTAGCATCAGATGACTTTCAGCAGGAGGGGCTTCCGCTGCCTTCGCGCGAGGACGGCAAGCGCGAGCGCGCAGACACCGTCGTCGTGCCCGACCGTCGCCTCGTACGAGACGGCTCTCCCCGAGTATCGGAAGCCGAAGGCCTCTAGTTCGCTCCGCAACCAACCATCCGGGAAGCGGATCTCGCGAGTCTGGATCGCGAGCTGGAGGCCTTCCATCAGCTGCTGTTTGCTTGGAGATGTGAACTTGAAGCCCTCGGCGCGACGGCAGACCTTGCGGAGATCCTCGACGATCGGATCGCCGACGCCGGTCGAGTCGATCTGCGCCGGCTTGTCGCCGATCATGCGCGCGAGACGCTCGCGCGTGACGCTCCACGGGCCTTGCCAACGGTCGAGCCGACAGACGCGGCCCTCGCCGTCGAGGCCGACCGCGACCGTCCAGTCCTGCGACTTCGCGAGGTCGACGCCCCAGCATTCGACGGTCGTCTCTGGCATCGGCGCGATGCACTCTCGGATCGCGTCGAGGCCGAATGGATTGCCGCCGTCCTCGGCCGGCACGCCCTCGAACTCCTGCGCGAAGACCTCGGCCGGGAGCATCCGTCGCGCGGCCTCGATCTCGCTGGGGTCTAGGTGCGGATTCGAGATGGAGCCGATGCGGAACGCGCGCCACTCGCCCGTCGTGTCTCCCTCGGCCTCGAGATAGAGCCGATGGAAGTCTCCGGTACCCTTCGGAGTGCCGAGGAAGAGTGCGCGGCCCTTGCGGTCTGCGAGCGTCGCGCGCATCGACGCGCGCCATGCTTCGAGCAGACGCGGCGCGAAGCCAGCCTCGTCGACAACGATGCGATCGTACGAGCGGCCGCGTCCAGAGTCGATGTCCTCAAGCGTCCAGAAGTCGATGGAACCGTCCGTCTTCAGCTCCATTCGCTTCTCGATGCGGTCGATGCGGCGCACGACAGGCTTCAACGCGCGCTCGAACTCGCGCACCGGATCGGCCAAGTACTTGTACGAAGGCGCGAACCAACCGACCTTTCGGCCTGACACCGCGTCGTCGATCGCGAGTTGGATGCCGAAGGTCGTCTTACCCCAGCGACGGCCGATCTCGAGCACGGAGAACCGCGCGAGCGCGGCGTGCACCTCACGCTGCGATGGATGCAGGACGGACGCGAGCGACGGCAGACGGACGCGCAATCACGCCGACTCCGAGAGAGCGATCTTCGGCGCGATGCGCTCGATGGTCACGACCTCTTCCGTGATCTTCTGCTCCTGGCGGTCGCTCTGGCCGAGGTACTGCTTGCCGAGCCAGATCAGCATCGTGACATTGCCTTCCTTCGCCTTCTCGTACTGCCATCGACGGAGGCTGACGCGCATCTTTTCCATGCCTGCGCGCATCTGATCCTTGGCGCGGTTGCGGAGCGTGCGTGCCGTGCAACCGCAGACGGCCGCGATCTCCTCCTGAGTGCAGCCGATCGACGAGAGCTTCTCGATCAGATCAAGATCAAGAGGCATCTCACGGGTCGGTCGCTCTGCCGGCTTGCGCTTCATCCGATCTCCATCTCGCGCAGCACCTTCGCCGCGTGCTCGATCGTGATTCCGCTTTCCTGATGGATGAACCAGTCCTCGATCGGGCCGTAGTCCTTGGCACCGATCTCCGCGACGAGCAGGTAGCCGCGCCATGCCATCAGCGTCCGGACGAGTTCCTTTCGAAGCGGCCCGTTCTCGTCGCGGTACTCGTCGTGCTCGACGGTTGCGACGCGGAACCGATAGTCGGCCGGCAGACGGAGCAGCACCTCGATCGTCAACTCCGGCGGCTCAAGGTCGAGCGAGAGGTAGTCGATCCAGCCCGTCAGCGCCTTCATCTTGTGCCATGACCAAGGATGCGCGGCCTGCTCCTCGTGCTCCTTGATTCGCTCGACGCTGAGGAAATGGTCGCTCCAGTCGCGCGTCGTCGGGACGAGCGCGTCCTTGAGGACAAGTGCGGTCGGTCGATGCGCGCGGAGCGCATCGTAGTGCGCGAGGTCGCAGAGCAGACCGCGCCATCCGAACTCGCGCTCGAGCACGACCGTGTTGCTGATCTGCTCCGGATCGCCTGCGCCGATGTCTACGAAGGTTCCGTCGCGCTTGCCTTGCAGCAGTTCCGCGACGAAGCGATCCTGCCGAAGCTGCGATCGCCATGCGATATCGCTGATTCCCATGCTCTCTTCTCCTCTGCTACGCGTAGGGGATCCCCAGCGCGATCGCCTCTCTCATCGGCATGACCGTCTCGCCAGGCGCAGCGCACGGCACGAAGGACAGCACTTCCACGATCTGCCCGTCTCGGATCAGAGCATACATCATCGGACAGGCTAGATCGGTCAGAGCAGAGGGCCAAATCGCGGCGAACCGTTCGCGTCGTAGATCGCGCCCGGCTCGCACCATTCGCCCTCGGTCAGCTCGACGCCTTCCATGCCGAGCGGATGATCCCACGGCGCGACGCCGTCCCAAACTGCGATCTGCGCGACGACTCCGTCGAGGATGAGAGCGACTCGGATCATGAGGAGCAGATGGTGTGAATGATCGCGTATCCCGTGCCGCCGGTGCCTGCCGCGCCGCCGGCCGTCGATCCTCGGCCTCCGCCGCCGCCGCCGGATCCGCGTATGCCGTTGCCGCCAGCGCCGCCGGCTCCCGCGTTGTTTCCCGCGCCGCCGCCGCCGCCGTGACCGTAGCCGTTCGCAGAGACCGTGCCTGCAACGCCTGCGCGGCTCACGGAGGTTCCGCCAGCCGAGCCGCTGGCCGTCTGAGGAGTCGTCGACGCCCATTCGCCCGAGCCGCCCTTGCCGCCGGCTGATCCGTTGCTTGTGGTCGTAGCGCCGCCGCCGCCGCCGCCAGCTGAACCGTCGACGAATCCGTGACGACCCGGCGCTCCGGCCGCGCCTCCCGCGCCGAATGCGTTGATGAGAGTTCCGCCGTCTCGCGTCTTTGTGGTCGCGTTCGCGCCTCGTCCGCCAGTCGCTCGCGCCCAGATCGTCGAGGTGCCGAATGTCGTGTCGCTTCCGAGCGATGCGTCGAGGCCTCCGGCTCCGCAGGTCACGCTCTCAGTGCTTCCGAGGTCGTCCGCGCGGAACTCGACGATCTCCGTCAGGCCGGCGCATCCGCCGATGCCGCCTGCCGCCGTCGTGCCGGCTTGACCGCCGCCGCCGCCGCCGATCACGAGGACGCGAACCCAGAGCGCGCCGGTTGGCTTCGTCCAGGTGCCGGAGGCCGTGAACTCCTGCACATTGATCGAGACCGATCCGCCGCCTCCGCTTGAGACGATATGGCCGTTCGAGATCGACAGGCCGGAGCCAAGCCGCAGTCCTGCCTCTGGTGGGAAGTGCTTCAGCATCCGCGTGCCTTCCTGACTCCCATGTGTTCCATGTACGAGAGCAGAGACTCAGAGGTCACGCGCCGATGCCTCGAGCCGGGTAGCCGGCATCCGATCAGGCGACCGGAGTCGATGAGCTTGCACGCGTGACGCACCGAGCATCCGAGCGCCTGCGCGACCGCGCCGGTCGTTAGCCAGACGCTCCCGGTGCTCTTCGGCGCGCGAAGCAGAGTCCGCGCCTTCATTCGTGCGGCCCCTCGACAAAGGATGGTGGAACCATGTACCAGCCCTCAGGGATCTCGACGGCTCCCGACGATAGCCGCCATTCGCCGTCGACGAGCGCGTAGACGCGGCCGTGAAACTCAGGGCCGGCCCGAACCGGGCTTCCCTCGCTGACGAGCACCGTTCTCGCGCAGCCACTCGCGGATGCGAGCGCCGCCGCGGCGAAGGCGCTCGCGATCAGGAGCCGCGTCGACGGCCGTTGAGCCGCGCTCGATCCGGCGCTCGAGGTACTGGAGCAGCGCGAGCGCGACGGCCGCGACGATGCGGTCGAGCATCTCACTTAGCTCCCACCTCTTCGCTGCTCTTGTCGTTGTCGCGCGCCGCGAGGAGGCCGACGCCGGCGATGATCGCCGCGACGAGCGCGCCCCAGTCGGGCACGGTCACGGGATCGGCGTCGAAGGTCGCAGAGAGAGCAGAGCCGAGCGCGACGAGAATCGCGCCGATGCCTGCTGCCGAAGTCTTCCAGCTCTTCTTCATGGTGTTCTCCTTTACTCGTCGTCTTCCTCGGTCTCGTCCTCGTCCTCTTCCTCATCATCGGGATCTTCGATCTCGTCGATTCGCGCTCGGACATATCTCATCAGGCCGTGCACGGCGAGCATATTGCCGATCGCGGTCGAGTTGATCTCGGTGTTTCGCCGACGCTGCTTCGTCCAGACGATCAGCACCGCGTCCGCGCCGATCGTCTCGACGGTCTCCCGCGCGAGCTGCGCCATCACGCCGGCCTCGATGTCCTTCGCCTGCGGTGCGGTCGGCTTCGGCTTCGACTTCTTTGGATCGTCGGTCATTTCGCGGCCTCCACGCTGAATCGGATGCCGTGCGAACCCTTCGAGGTCTTCTCGATCCAGAGCTTCATCCACCAGGCACCGAGGCTTTGCGGCATGAATCCCTTCTCGACCGCCCAGCCCTCGCCCTTCTTGAGATCTTCCTTGTAGCCAGGCGACCGGATGTGGATCTGCTCGTCGCGCTCGACGGAGTCGGATGCGTTCAGCCGGAGCCGCGCGATCGAGAGATAGAACTCGGTGTGGGTGTGGCCGCTCCAGACGAGGTCGGCGTCGGGATACGCGATCGCCATGCGGTTCGTCTGGATCGTGCCTCGCGTGACTGGCGCGCTGCCGCCGAAGCCGTGGTGATACGCGATCGTCAGGTTGCCGCAGCGGCCAGACGCGATCTTCGGACGGATGCGAACGAAGCCCTGATAGGTGCCCATCTGGAGGAGCGGCGCGTGCGGCTTCAGGCGCGCGTAGAGCCGCTCCGTCAGGTTCGTGTCGTTGTGCTTTGCGACGCTCGTCTCATGGTTGCCGGGAGAAATCAGCACCCAGCGCTCGAGGAACGGACGGTAGCGCTCGACGGCGACATCTACGAGACGGTCGAGGTACGGCCCGTGCTGGTACTCCTCGCGGAGCGCGGAGCGGTCGGCGCGCTTGTCGTAGCGGCCCTGCATACAGTCGAAGAGGTCGCCGATGTCGAGGATGTAGGCGTTCCGCTCGACGGCCTCGCGGAGATGCTTCTCCTCGAGCTCGCGGTCTGCGCCGACCGCATCGTGATGCGCGTCGGATCTGAGCAGGAACCAGACCGGCTCCGCGTAGGCTCCGGGCTTCTCGAGGTCGAGCTGGATCACATTCGCAGACGGTCTCCTCGTCTCCGGCATGGTGTCTCCCTCTACTGCTTCTTGCGTAGTTCGTTCAGGCCGTGCCGCGCGAGATCCATCGTCAGGTCGTGCAGCGCCTCGGTCAGACGGGCGACGCTCGCCTCGATGTTGGTCATGCGGCTGGCGTTCTGCTCGCGCTCGCTCTTGAGGATCTGCTGGATCTCGCGGAGGTCGGAGCGCAGGCCGTAGACCTGCGAGAGGAGCCAGACGACCGCGCCGATCGACGGGATCAGGACGACCGAGACGACCTTCAGCACATCCTCGACGGTCACGGGAGTTCTCCGATCCTGGCGATCTTGAGGGCCAGCGTCCGGATGTGCGTCAGCTCGACGAGCGCGAAGAAGCGGGTGTCTCCGTCCTCGCGGAGCAGCACGACCGGGATCTCGCCTTCCTTGGCGTCCTCCTCGGCCTGCTCCATGAAGCGGAGGCAACCATGCGACGCGCGAGCCTTGACCTCGAAGTGAACGCCCTCGAGCGTCGTGGTCAGGTCGGCGTCTCCGTTGTCTCCGCAGTACTGCACCGAGCGCCGAGCCTCCACGCCGAGCGCGTCGGCGACGGCCTTCGCCGCCTGCCGTTCCGCGCGCTTGCCCTTCTGGCGAGATAGCGAACCCATCGCGCCTTCCATCGGCTCGCGATCCGGTTTCCTGCGGCGCGCTCTTTTCAGGGCAGGAAAGAAACGAGCGCCGGCTCTGGGGAGGGCCGGCGCTCGCAAGGGTGAAGATGGCTCAGTAGTTCCGGGCGCGATCGCGGATGCGGTTCCGCGCGTGTCGAAGTTGGTCGTCCGCGCTCTGGTGCTCGTCGATGCGGGTCGCGATCACATCGGAGACCGTCTTACATCCTTGCGCTGCGAGCGTCTGCCGCAGCTCTTTGGCGCGCTCCTTGGCGTGGTCATTCTTCCGGAGGAACGCGGTCGCGTGGATGACGCCGCGCGTGGGGTGCCAGCCTACCACTCGGAGGATCCTCGTCGTAGAGCTCGAGGAGCCATCGGACGGCGTCGGCGATTCCCTCGAGGTCATAGGTCACGCCCTCAGATCGGCAAGAGAGACCAGAGGATTCCGTACCCTCCGGAGCAGAGGAGAGCGAGGGCGACGAATCCGATCGCGAGGATCCAGAGGAGCCAGCGGAGGATGATGTGCGCCGCGTCGTCGTCGGCGCGTGCCGTCGAGCGGTGCCAGGCGTCGCGCTGCTCAGTCCCCATCTCTGGCCTCCGTTGCATTCAGGATCTGCTTTTTGGTCATGGACTCCTTCCATGCCGTGCTAAAGACCCATGCGAGAGTCGCCGTTGTCAGTCGTATACCGCCGGCGTTCTGACCAAAATGGAATCCAGCGCGACTTAGGGTCTGATTGAGTTTTCGCGGCTTGATTCGCGCGACTTGTTTAAGAGTCAGACCAGATTCCTTCATGCCTCGCATGACCCAGTATGTGTCGTGCATGACGCCATGATCCGACTTGATCCAAAGCCAGATCGCGGATGCATCGAGCACATTGGGCATTTCGTCGTGACACATGGCGCAGAGAGGAATGAGATTTGGGGTGAAGTCCAGACCCCCAAGCGATCTGGGAATGATGTGGCATTTCTGACACTCCCGCATACAGCCGCATCGCCAGCACCTGATGTCCGCCTCGTTCCAATCGCATCCGATGTCAGACTCGCACACGCGAGTGCTCCAGTATGCGATGGCTTCTTGTCGCCAAGCCTTGTGCTTGTCGGTTCTCCTGCGCCTTTTCTTTCGCGCTTCCTCTCGCTGCTCAGTCCCCATCGCTCATGGCCTCCATGTTCGCGAGGATGATCTCAAGCTCCTGCTTCGTGACATAGAAGGATCCGATCGGCCGGCGGTAGCCGCCCGAGTCCGAGCGGTTTGAGCGCAGGGAGAAGAGCGCGCCCGAGTCGTGATCGATGTCGACCTCGACCTCGATCTTCCACTTGTGGTCTTCGCCGTCGACGCCGCAGGCCGATCGGAGGTCGGCCCGAAGGTCGTCGTTCAGCGGGTCAAAGTCGTCGGAGAGGTTCACTTGCACGGTCGTCTGTCCGCTCATGGTGTCGCTTCCTTCCGCCGGCTCTCGGCGAGTTCGTCCGCGAGGACGCGGAGCATGGGTGGGGTGTGTCGCGCGGCGCTCTCGAGCTCGTCGCGCATGATGATCGCGGCCTGGTCGCAGATGGCGAGCGGCGCGTCTCCTATCTGGAGCGTGACGGAGACGATCGCGCAGACGCGTAGCGTGCCGTTGACCTCGTCGACGGCAATTGCAGTGCGTCCGTGCTGATGGTCTCGCGCGTAGTCGAGCGGTCGGCTCATCGCTTGTTCTCCTTGAAGCAGTCCCAGCCGCGCCGATCTGCCTCGGCTTTCGCCTCGACAACGGTGTCGGGGTGCCCTTCCGGCAAATTGGTCTTTGCTGCTGCGATCTCGTAGCAGATATCACACCGAGCATCCCAAAGAAGATGTTCGGCGAGAATGGCATTTCCTCGCGCCTCGTCGCGCTCGGCCTCAACCTTTCGGAGTTCCCGAACGGTTGCCGCCAACTCATCAGCCTTGCTTACAAGTTCGGCGCGGAGCCGCTCGATCTCGTCGGCGGCTTGTCGCAATTCGATGGCAATCGGATCGTCGCCGCGCCAGCAACACGCCGTATCGCGCAGCGTCGCTGCGATGTCCTTCTGCTCACTCGTCATCGTGCCTCCCGAGCGGCGATCCGCTCTCCGATCCATTCCATGCAGTTCACGGCCATGCTGTTTCCGAGCGCCTTGTACCGCGGCCCGTCCGGGCAGTCGCTCGCGTCGCGCTTGCGCCAAGGGATCAGCGTCCAGTCGTCTAGGAATCCCTGTAGGCGCTCACACTCGCGCGGAGTCAGCCGGCGCACGGTCATGGCTTGAGGGACAAGCGGAGTCCCGCGCCCGGTGCCGTCCTCGCTTGCATCAAAGCCATCGGCGCGGAGAGAGTGGGCCACCGCCGGAACTGTGTTCCCACCTGCGTCCGATCCGAGCGTTGGTGTTACTTCTATGCTCTCCGCATTGCTCCTGGCCTTTGAGCTGTTCCCAGTCTTGAACGCGACCGCCGGCGGCGACGGTATTCCCAGTCCGCTTCCGACCTTGACGGCCGGCGATACTTCAGAATGTTGGTTTACGCCGTGCGTCCCGCCCGTGCTGTAGAATGCGTGAGCCACGGCGTGCGTGTCGCGCTCGCCTGTATCAAACTGGTTCAGAGTCGCTGCAACATCTTGAGCGATCATCGTGCAGGTTTCGTAATCCTGCCGCTTCATTTCCCCTGTTGTGATGCAGCGAGCAACGCAGCCTTCAGCATCGTCGGAAGATCCTTGCCTCGACGCTGCGCGCGGCGCAGGATCCCGGCGCACGCTTTCGCGCTCAAAGAGAACCTCGGCGGCAGCTCGCCAGTCTCCAAGACATCCGACAACGAACACACGCCGCCGTCGCTGCGGGACGGCGCGTGGGTGCCGTTGTGTTCTGAGCCATTGAGCGTCCAGAACCCGATAGGCCCACCCATACCCCAGTTCCCCCAGCGCCCCGAGGAAGGAACCAAAGTCCCTTCCTCGTCCGCTTGACAGGACTCCAGGGACATTCTCCCAGACGATCCATCGAGGCCGGAGACGCTGAGCGATCTCAAGATAGGTGAGCATGAGTCCTCCGCGCGGATCGGAGAGTCCTTGACGAAGGCCGGCGACGCTGAATGACTGGCAGGGAGTTCCTCCGACGAGGAGGTCGATGTCTCCGGATCGAAGAGGCCAAGTTGCATAGGCGGTCATGTCTCCGAGGTTCGGCACATCGGGAAAGCGATGCGCGAGGACTGTTGAGGGAAACGGCTCAATCTCGCTGAACGCGACGGGAGTCCAGCCGAGCGGATGCCAGGCGACGCTCGCGGCCTCGATGCCGGAGCAGACAGAGAGATAGCGAAGGCTACTCGGCATCATGCCTATCCCGGTTGCAATGCGTGCAGCTTCCCTTCTCGTCGAGCGACTCGACCGCTCCGCAGTAGATGCAGGCTCCCTGCTCGAAATCGCGCCGGATGCGGACAGCTCGGTCAAGCACGAATGCGAGCACGACCTTCTCGCCGCTGATGCGCGCGACCTCGATGTATCCGAGGCTGCGGCCGTCGAGGGTGAGGAATACCTTCTCGCGCTCGCGTCGCGTGATCGCGAGCGCTCCTCTCGTCTGCTGCTGGCTCATGGTGTGGTCTCCTGCGTCTCCCTGCCGGCGGCCGGTTGCACGGCCGCCGGCGGCTCGGGAGACAGATGGGCGCGTCCTGCGCCGTCGAGCGGTCGCGACGATATCGCCGCATGGTGCGCGATGCTAGAGACGATCCAGGCGATCGCCTGAAACTCCTCAGGCGTTTCCGGCGTGACGCGTCGCGCGAGGTCGCCGAGTCCGGCTCGAACGGTCGCGGAGAGGTACGGCTTGCGCTTCCTCATCGGATGCTGATCCTCCGGCCGCGGTCGCCGAGGCGTGCGAATGCGAGCGACTCGCCGGCCTCGAGCCGCTCGCGGATCGCCTCGGTGTCGGCGGTGACGCGCGACTTGGTCGCCCAGGCCGGGAGCTCGTCCTCGGCGCAGAGGACGACGAGCGGCAGCTTCCCGCCGTTGGCCGCGAGGCTGACGCGGAAGCGCTGGGTCTGCTGCGTTCCGAGGCCTCTCGCCTCGAAGACCCAGCGGAGCCGCTCGCGCAGCGCCTCGGCCGAGCGTTCGTTCGTGCGCGCAAGGTCGGTCAGGCGCTTGGCCTCGGCCTTGCGCGCGGTCGCGAGCGCTTCAAGTTCTGCGATTAGGGAGCAGTAGCGGTCGAGCTTGCCGTGCAGATCGCTCGAGAGTTCGGCCTCGAACGCCGCGAACGCGGCTTCGGTCTGCGGCGTGAGCTCGCCGCCGGACTCCGCGAGGAGGTCGTGCAGCGCGCGCAGGTCGTCGGAGATTTCGTAGATGGTTGGCATGGGATCAGTCCTTGTGCGATCCGGCAACGAAGATCGCCTCGTGTGCGATTGCGGTCAGCGCCAGCTGCTTGGCGATGCGGAGACGGCGCAGGTCTCCGGGCGTCGCGGCCGCGCTTTCGCGCGCGGACTCGTAGCGGCCGATCGCGGCCTGGGGAGTCTTTGCGTCAAGGATCCAGCGGCAGAGAACCTCAATCCTCTTCTGATGTCGAGCGTACTCGTTCACTTGGTCACCTCCTCGACGCGCTTGGCGTAGCCGAGCGTCGCCGGCTTGCGGTGACCGCGCGGCCCTCCGTTGTGGATCCGCGCGCAGGTGCGGAGGCTCCAGTCCGGCGCATAGCGGGTGAGGTACGCGAGGACGACGCGCTCGGCGATCGCCTGGTCGCGGACGCTCTGGTATCCGAGCGCGCGGAGCGCCGGGTCGCGCTCGGTCGCGTCGAACCAGTAGCCGTAGTGAATCTGGTAGGGGCCGAGCGCCTTGCCGCCGTCGCCGACCGCGTTCGCCGGGTCAGCGTGACCGCCGGTCTCGACGGTGCGGATCGCGTCGAGCATCGGGCGCGTGTCGAGGCCTGCCGGCGGGGGAACGAGCATCAGAGAGAGAAAGAGGCTCGTCACGCCGCACCTCCGTCCTGAGCCTCGAACATCGCGCGGTAGTCGGCCGCGCGCATGAAGGCATCCTGCCAGCCGGCC